TGTCATGTTTATTAAGGCAATATAAGATTCGGTTTCTGGTTCGTTTAAAGTTACTGAAACCGTTCCCGTTGTAAAGCAGCTTCTCTAAAATTCTGTTTTTCGACTCAATAAAACTGTTGTTAATACGGATTCCGTTAATGGTAGTGAAAGAATTTATAATCTCTGTACGCCAGTTGGTCAGCATTCCGTAAAACGGTTCAAATTCTTCTATCCCGGCATTTTCAAAAATAGAAATGGCTTTATCGATGGCTTCTGGCGCATCCTGTATGGAACAGGTCTTGTTCAGGCGAATGTAGTATTCTTTCAGCTCATACGCTGCTTGCAGCTCAGGAAAAAAGGAAAACATCATGTCCCGTAAGTTTCGGTAGTTAAGATAACGGCCCAGCCGCCGGTTGTACTTTGGCTCATTGTCCAGATTCAGATTATGCTGAAAAACAAATTTGAATTTTGAAAGCAGGTATTGCAGGGTTTCATTTTCTGTCCGGTTCCGGCAATTCAGCCGGACTTTCCGGAAACAATCTGTTAGATGTTCCAGTACATGAAAGCTGTCCGCACAGACGAGTGCTTTCGGAAAATAAATAGCTGCAATATCCCGAAAGGGTTCATGCAGATCAATGGAAATGTATTTCACCCGGTTTAATTCACTTTTCTGGGTTGTATAATCCAGCGTATCCCGCTTTATCGAACTGAAATACTGCATTAGATACTGTTTTCGCCGGTCCGGCAATACGTCAATCACTTCGCCGTTTTGGAAATTCATAAGAAGGCAGCAGTACAGGGAATCATAATCGGATTCAGGGAAATAGTGCTCGTCCATAGACAAGACTTCCGGCAAAGGCTTTCTGGGGATGGAAACGTGGGTGTCAAATAAATGCATGACTTTGGTAACAGAAAGGTTATAGCGCCTGGCTACGGATGTGTACGTTGCTTCCGGATATTTCAGATCCTTTAGCACGTTCAACTTTGTTTCATACGTCAGGCATTCGCTGGAGTTAATGAATGGATTCGGTTCATGGAAGGTCAGTTCGCAGGCTTCACATTTGTATCTGCGCTGCTGGTAAAGGATGGTACATTTGCGATTGGCGAAGGTAGAATGCGTAAGTTTTCTGGGATAATACCCGTGAATTTTAACAGTTCCTCCGCAAAGAGGGCAGACCGTTGGTTTCGGCTTCAACTTCAGTTTGAATTCGATACTCTCGTCTGACTTTTCCAGAGAAACCAGCTCTTGTAAATCGCTTTCTTTCAAATTCAACAATTTCGTGATAAACTGTTCCAAAGACATTTTGTCTTACCTCCTCTTTATTATGGTTGATAGGGTATCTCCATTGTAAAGCAGGAGGTTTTCATTTTAAAAGAAATGAGCCGACCACAATATTGTTATAGGGTCGGCCACAGGATTATTTACAGGAAACCACAATCTGGTTATAGGGAATTACGACCACAGGATTGTTTATAGGGCCGACCACACCACAGAATTGTTTATGTTCCTTGAATATTTAATTAGTGCATCCCGCAAGTTTTTTGCGGGATTTTTTTATTTCCTCCCGGCTTTCGCGCCACTACCTGATTGATGTAGTACTGCTAAAATGTCGTAACAAATTGTTATGGGATATACTCAATTTTCCCTGACCTGGTTCTTCCATAATTATTTGACGGTGCTCATTTTGCGGCTTTGACACAAATATTTAATTAACACGAGGAAAAACAGCCTCTATCTCTACAGAGGAATGTAGGAACCCGATAGAAACCTTTCGTTATTTTGGCTACAGCGCGTTTTCAGAAGCCAGCTCGATACTTTCATCGTGCCGTTTCAGGCCTGCTTTAACGATAGGGTTCAAAAATGCGGGTAGAGGAAGGAGTACGGACGATGACAGAGCACCAGAAGTTAAGGATTATGAAATTACGGGCCGCTGGGGTTGGATATGGGACGATTGCCCAGAAACTTGGCATATCGGTGAACACGGTGAAGTCGTTCTGCCGCAGGCAGAGCCTCAGTAAAGATACCGCGTCCAAATCGGAGGTGATACTGTCCGGTGAGGTGACCCACTGCGGGAACTGCGGGGCCGTTATTTACCAGGTTAAAGGACAAAAGAAGCGCAAGTACTGTTCCGACCAGTGCCGGATGGCTTACTGGGGGAAAAATCAGGACAAAGTGCGAAAAAGCGCTTTCTACACATTAAGATGCCGGCATTGCGGCAAGGTGTTCCAGGTCTACGGAGATAAAGGACGCAAGTACTGCAGCAGGGCGTGTTACCTCAAAGATAGAATCCAAGGCGGTGGCCACCATGAGTAAGGAAGAATTCCGTAACGAAAGGCTGTATCAGACCACCATGCACATTGTCCGGCAAATCCTCGAACAGGGCATCATCACAGAAGATGAATACCACGAAGTGGAAGCGATTTTCATAAAAAAGTACCGGCCCGTTTTCGGCAAAATATTCTCTGATATATAGGTTGACTTTATCGCGGTTCAGAGTGATGTATAGTCACTGAAAGGGGGATTCAAATGCCGAAGGTAACAAGGGTTGACCGGACTTTGCCGGAAATAAAAAAGAAGAAAATAGTGGCGGCCTATGCCCGCGTCTCCGTGGAATCGGAATGTATGCACCATTCCCTTTCCGCACAGATCAGCTATTACAGTTCCCTGATTCAGAAAAATCCGGAATGGCAGTATGCCGGGGTCTTCGCCGACTACGGCATCAGCGGAACGGGGACAGCCAAACGTGAGGAGTTCCGGCGGATGCTCAAAGCCGCCGACAACGGGGAGATTGACATCATCCTCACCAAGTCCATCCAGCGGTTCGCCAGGAACACGGTGGACCTGCTGAACACGGTGCGCCACCTGAAGGACATCGGTGTGGCCGTGTGGTTCGAAAAAGAACATATCGATTCCATGAGCGGGGATGGGGAGCTGATGCTGACCATCCTCGCATCGTTTGCCCAGGAAGAAAGCCGCAGCATTTCCGAAAACACAAAATGGTCCATACAGAAGCGGTTCCGGGAAGGGATGCCAAGCCAGCATTTTTCCATTTTAGGTTACCGATGGGATGGGGACGATCTGGTTATCGTACCGGAAGAAGCAGAAATTGTGCAGCGGATTTACCGGAGCTACCTGGACGGCAAATCAAAGCTGGATATAGTCCATGAATTGACGGCAAACGGTGCTGCTACGAAACACGGAAGGAAATGGACAGAAAGCAGCATACGGGTGATCCTTACGAATGTGACATACACCGGGAACCTTCTTTTGCAGAAACTGTTCCGGGCCGACCCGATTTCCAAACGCTATAAAAGGAACCAAGGAGAGCTGCCGCAGTATTTTGTGGAAAACTCGCACCCGGCGATTATCGACCGGGCAACCTTTGACGCGGTACAGGCGGAAAGGACCAGACGAAATGCACTGGGACCCATGGCGTATAAAAGCCTGAACACTTGCTGTTTTACGGGCAAGCTGAAATGCCCTGCCTGTGGAAAAAGCTATAGGCACTCCGCTAACCGGAATACCGGGCAGAACATTTGGATCTGCATGACGACAAAAATGAAAGGCGGCAAATGCGCCATTGGCGGTGTCATCAACCACACAAGCTTGGTCAAGGCCTGCAATGCTGTTCTTGGCCTGGATATATTCGATGAGAATGTGTTTTTGGAAAAAGTGGACTTCATCAGTATTCCTCGGCGGAACATTCTGGAATTCCATCTAAAGGATGGCAGGGTCGTAACGAGGGACTGTCCCAATACAGGCAGACGGGACCGTTGGACCCCGGAAGCAAGGGCCAGAGCCGCTGAGAAACAAAAGGAAGTGGAAATGAGAAAAAGGAAAGCGAGGGAAGAAGCATGCAACAAAGAAGAATAACGGCGATACCGGCTACTATTAACCGATTTACCACGATGCCAATCAACAGCGCGAAGAAACGACGGGTCGCCGGGTATGCCCGTGTTTCGACCGATCTGGAGGAACAGCAGACCAGCTATGAGGCCCAGGTAGCGTATTACACGGATTACATCAAAAGCCGGGATGATTGGGAGTTCGTCAAAGTTTATACGGATGAAGGTATTTCCGCCACCAACACCAAAAGGCGCGAAGGTTTCAAGACGATGGTGGCGGATGCATTGGCCGGGAAGATCGACCTGATCGTGACCAAGAGCGTGAGCCGGTTCGCCCGGAACACCGTGGACAGCCTGACCACGGTACGGAAACTGAAAGACAAGGGCATCGAGATTTATTTTGAAAAGGAAAACATCTGGACGCTGGATTCCAAGGGCGAGCTGCTCATCACCATCATGTCCAGCCTTGCGCAGGAAGAGAGCCGGTCGATTTCCGAGAACATCACCTGGGGTCAGCGCAAACGGATTGCGGACGGCAAGGTCAGCTTTGCCTATAGTTCTTTCCTGGGTCTGGACAAGGATAAGGAAACCGGGAAGATTGTGGTCAATCCCGAACAGGCAAGGACGGTACGGATGATCTTCCGGATGTTTCTGGAGGGCATGACGCCGCACTCCATCGCCAGGGAGCTTACGAAACAGGGAATCAAGACGCCTATGGGCAAAGACAGGTGGGGTTCCGCCACGGTCCAAAACATGCTCAGCAACGAAAAGTACAAGGGTGACGCATTGCTACAGAAAAGTTTCACGGTGGACTTTCTGCAGAAGAAGATTAAAAAGAACGAGGGTGAAGTACCGCAGTACTATGTGGAAGGCAACCATGAGGCAATCATCAGCCCGGAAACATTCGACCTGGTGCAGGCAGAACTTGCCAAACGGGTAAAAGGCAGGGCGCGTCACAGCGGGGTGAGCATCTTTTCAGGCAAAATAAAATGTGCCGAATGTGGTGGCTGGTACGGTTCAAAGGTATGGAATTCCAAAGACAAATACCGCAGGACAATTTATCGGTGCAATAACAAATACCATGGCAAGAAATGTGAAACACCGCATGTCACGGAGGATGAAATCAAAGCCGCATTTGTTTCGGCCTACAATAAGCTGACGAGCGAGAAAACGGAAATCGTAGCCAAAATAACGACGATACTCAGGACGGTTTGCCGGACAGACGAACTCCAGAAGGAAAAGAACCGGCTGGAACAGGAGCTGGCGGTACTGGTGGAAATGATGAACAACAGCGTAAAGGAAAACGCCCGTATTGCCCAGGACCAGGATGCATACCAGGAACGCTACAATGAACTTGCCGGGAAGTACGATGCGGTGAAGGAAGAGTACGATAAAGTTGTGGCTGCAATTACCGCCAAAGAAGTGCGGGGCGTACGGTTAGAGAATTTCATCAAAGAGCTGAAAGCACAGGACGGCGTTATCCGGAAGTTTGATGAACGGCTTTGGGGCGACCTGGTAGAGTTCGTGACGGTCGGAAGGGGCAAGGAAATTACGGTTACCTTCAAAGATGACACGGAGATACGGGCATGACAACTGCCACCAGCCCGGGAGTTCAAAACGCTCAGCCTTCAGAAATAATTACTGTTAGTTTTTCAAATTATTATTTTGGAGGTAAAAAACATGGGCAGTAAAAAGAGGCTGGAATCACTAAGGGAACAGGATTGCAAGTTTTCTGCTGGAGCGGAGATCAGGGCGGCAGGGCTTCTGTTTGCGGAGATATGCAGGCTTCCTCCTGAAGAAAGACACTGTTATCTTGAAACGTTTATTACAGATGATAATGGTGAGATACAGGTTGATTACGGGAATCTTTTGCAGGAGGTGTACCGGCTTGCGGAAGAAACGGACAATGCGCTTGCCGGCATGGAAAGGACGGCAGGGGACGTAGAGACAAGGAAACGGATTGCTTCAGTCAGGGCACAACTTTTAAAGGTGGATTTTGCCCTGTTAAAAACTGAAAAGAATCCCGGTTTGATGCGATTCCTGAAGGAATTGTATAGAAGCGTGTAAAAATAGAAAAAATAACCGCCAAAGGCCTGGGTTCGGGCTTTTGGCGGAAAATCTTATAAAAAGCAAGGGGGTAAGGGGGCAGTGAGTATCTTTGTGTAGATACATTGCCCCCTTACTTTTTTCGTTTTAATGTGGCTTTGACCTGGATAGCAAACTGGAGTATAGTTTCCCTCTCATCCGGGGTGCAGTCTGCTACCAGATTATGAAAATCCTGGTCATAAGACGTATACAAGGTTTTGATATTATCAAACAGCAGGTTGTCGACAGTGGTTTCTAACGCATTGGCAATCAGGACAAGGGCAGGAAGGCTTAATTTTGTCCTGCCGTTCTCGATCTGGCTGATATGGGTCGGTGACAGGTCGGTCATGTTGCAAAGGACCTCCTGCGTCATATTACGTGCCTTTCTGGCAGCCTGTATCCGTCTTCCGATAGCGCTGTAATCAAGTTCCATATCTGATACCCCCGATATAATAATCTTGCCAAAACTTAAACTGTATATACAAGATTTTTATAATTATTCCTATATGGCTATTGTAATAGAATTAAAAACAATATATAATACGAAACATAGGAAGATTTAATTATAAAGTTTGTATATGGTTAAAGAAAGGGCGCAATTTGGGAAAGGTATTTGAATATTATTCAACCATACACAAAAGGGACGTGGAGTGGCTTTGGTATCCGTACATTGCCTGCGGAAAGATTACGATTCTGCAAGGCGATCCCGGGGAAGGAAAATCTACGGTGGCCATCAGGCTTTCTGCATTGTTGTCAACGGCGGGGATTTTGCCGGATGGCACAAGGATAGGGAATCCTGTAAATATAATATACCAATGCTCAGAAGACGGGCTTGCAGACACGATAAAGCCCAGACTGGAAACGGCAGGAGCCGATTGTGACAGGATGGTTCATATTATCGAAGATAATGAAGGCCTGACACTGGAAGATAAAAGAATCGCGGAAACGATTGTCGCAACTCATGCCAGGCTGTGTATTATTGACCCGTTGCAGGCGTATCTTGGAAATGATGGCGATATGCTGAATGCGGTTAGAATGCGTAACTTACTCCGTAACTTGTCCCGGATAGCAGAGGATAATCGCTGCGCGATTCTTTTAATTTGTCACATGAGCAAGTCGGCGGGGAATAAAAGCCTTTACAGAAGTCTTGGTACCATTGATATTGCTGCCACAGCAAGGAGTGTCCTGATGATTGCCAGGGATAAGGATGACCCTGAGGTGCGTTATATGTTCCAAATCAAAAACAACCTTGCAAAAGAAGGACAGCCGATACGATTTCGTTTTGGAAAAAAAGGGCTCAAGTGGCTTGGCACATGCCATAAAAAATTAGAAGACGTTCTTTCTGGAACGGCTGAGAGCAGAACCAAAAGGGAACAGGCCGGGGAGAAAATACTGTCATTGCTCAAGCATGCCTCAATGCCCAGCAATGAGGTGTTTGAAATTCTGGGACGAATGGGAATATCCAGAAAGACAGCAAAGATGGCAAAAGAGGATGTGGGAGCCGTATCCTATCGTAAAAATAAAAGCTGGTACTGGAGTTTAAAAAACGATTAGTCAATATAATGAGGGGTACATAGGTGGCAGAGAGCGAGAGACAAAAGGAAAAAGAAGAAATCAAGATAAAAATCAGGCAACGATATAAGGGCGTCGACAAAGAAGAGCTGGACCTTCTTCCCGCATTACCGACTGAAAATCTGTTTGAGTCTGCCGCGACGAAACGGGTCTGCGCATACTGCAGGGTATCAACCGGCGACGTTAACCAAACATCTTCCTATGAACTGCAGAAAAATCACTATGAAGACATGATTAAGGAACATCCGGGCTGGGAACTGGTGGAAATTTATGCGGATGAGGGGATATCCGGTACTTCCCTTGAGCACAGGGATGAATTCAACCGGATGATCCGGGACTGCCATGCGGGTTTGATTGACCTGGTTGTAACGAAAAGCGTGTCCCGGTTTTCCCGGAATGTAGTGGATTGTATCAAGACTGTAAGGGAACTGGCCAGTTTGAAAAGTCCGGTAGGGGTTCTGTTCGAGGCAGAGCATATCTATTCGCTGAATCAGACAAGTGAGATGATGCTCGGGGTTCTTGCGATGGGTGCGCAGGAAGAGTCGAGAACCAAAAGCGAAGTCATGAATATGTCTATCGAACACCGCTTTTCCAGAGGGATATTCCTTACGCCCAGTTTGTTAGGGTATGACTGGAAGAAGTTTGAAAAGGAACTTGTGCTCAATGAGGAGGAAGCGGAAACTGTCAAACTTTGCTATTACCTGTTTATAGGAGGTTATTCCGCCAGGGATATAGCGAAACTGCTGATGAGCCTTGGATGCAAGACAAAAACAGGGAGTACCAAATGGACCGCCAACACTGTCTTGGGTGTGATTAGAAATGAGAGGCATTGTGGTATGGTCATCAGCCATAAGACGTATACGCCAAATTATTTGAATCACAAAGCCAGGCCGAACAAAAGGAACCGGAACCAATGGAGCCAGCGTAACCATCACGACGCGATTGTATCGGAAGAAGTGTACAATGCGGCGATGGAACTGATACAGGGGCATAAACATATAAGGGCGAACCGGCCTCTTCCTACCATGCAGGTCATTCCCTCGGGAGTACTCAAAGGCTATATTCCCGTGGACAGGAACTGGCATGGGTTCAGTTATGAAAAATACAAGTGCGTTTCGGATTCAATCAATAGTATGGGTGAAAAGCACATTAAATATGTGACCGGGGCAGCGTTCGGTGGTGCGCCGAAAGGATTTAAAACGGCCAGTCAGTTGATGTTTTCAACATTCGAGCGGCCGATGATGAGGTTGTCGGCGGGGAAAATAGAATTTAATGTCGACTGTATCAAAAAGCTCAATACGGAATATATAGAATTGCTGCTCAACATACAGGACCGGCGTATCGCGGTACGACCCTGCTCAACCGCTGTTCCCGGCGCGGTCAACTGGGGCGTATTTGCAGATGGAAAGTGGAAGCCAAAACCAAGAAGCTGTACCGGCCTGATGATGTCGCTGATTGCGATGATGGGTTGGAATCCGACTTCAACCTATAAAATCCAAGGGCAGCTCTGCAAGGCCGGTTCCGCGCGGATCATGATATTTGAACTTGATGAGGCAATAATTATTAAAAAAGACGGCAGGAAGAAAAAAATGGAATGGCTCATCAATTATGCAGAAAAGCTGAAAAAGGAACCCGATGCCCAGTATTTAAAAAAGTATCCAAAAAAGTGGGAACAGGAGATTCTGCAGCCTGCGGTTACGGTGGAGGCACTGGATATCAAGATGCCGCCGTCAAAAGAAGGGGAGGAAAAACGGAATTTCAATTATCTGAGTGAGGAAGAGATACAAAGACTGCTGATTGAAGCTGAAATAATAATGGAAAGGATGCGGGAGAAAAATGAAGCAGGAATTTAAATCGGTCGTGATGGCTGCGGCAGAGCGGAAGGCTGAGCAGTTGGAACTGGAATTCAGCTTTGAAGGGTACCAGGTGGTGCGCAGGGAACTGTTCGCGCATATCAATGACCCGGCGGTGACCATACGCCGGGACAGCGTGACATTCAATAATGCCTGTATAAGGGGCTTGGAAGACGCAGTATATATTCTTATACTCATCAACCCGCATATCCACAGGCTGCTGATCCAAAGGTGCGATGAAAATGAGAAAAATGCTCTCCGCTGGTGCATTCCAAGGGAAGAGGGCCGGGAGAGCAGGCAGATTAAAAGCCGGGACTTTTCAGACCAGCTGTACAAACTGCTGGATTGGGATAAACGAAACCGGTATAAGATTCTTGGCTATCGTATCAAATATCAGGGTGAGGCCATGTTCATATTTGACCTTATGGAAACAGAAGTCTTTGATGATACGACAAGAAAAGACCCAAGTTTTGAAAAGGAACTGGAAGAGTTGAACAAAAAAGTTCCCCAAAAAGGGCAGAAGAAAGCGTTTGATGCGGATAAAGTTACATCGACATTCGGCGTTCCGTTGGAGGAGAACCAAAAGGCGTTGCAACTGGAAAAAATCGAAGACTATGTTGACAGCGATTTAGCAGTAGGCAAGGAGAGGAAAAATGCAGGAAGATAATAATGCGAACAGAGCAGCCGGGATATCATTTTCCTGGAAAGGGGCGTGTGTTCATATCTATCAGAATACCATCAAGGCATTGGGGAGTCCCAGGTATGTCCGGTTTCTTTTCGATGACCAGAAGAAACACCTTGCGGTACAGGTTTGTTCCCCGCAGGAATCGGGAGCTATCCGGGTATCCGTGGAAAAAAGAAAAATCAATTATATATCCAGTCTGGTGATGCTCCGGCTGGTTTGGAAAGTGTGTAACTGGGAAAAGAAAGATACGTTGCGTTGCTATGGCAAAATATATAAAAAGAATCAGGTTGTGGATTTTGATTTGAATAATGCTGAACGGATAACAGAAGAAGAATTTATGGCAGAGAACGAGTAGTATATTAACCAAAAGGTAAAGTGAGAATATGCCGTGGTTCTACGATAAACTGAAACAATACAGGAAAGAACATCATCCTACGCAAAACCAGGTGGCGGAATAGTTCCATTTGTCAGTATCCACCATTGCAAAACTTGAAAACCCAAAAAACAAGCGGCGGTTCCTTCATATCAGACACTGTATAATTTATCAAAATACATGGAATTGGAAGAGAACGATCCATTAAAAACGTTTCTGAGGAAAGACTGATGATAATTGTTTTTTTTAACTGATGGAGCAGACTGAAAAATCAGCGAGGCGGCTTCATGCAACTAATCGCAAGAATAGCTCGCCAAAAAATGAATTGATAAAATGAAGAGCAGCCGTGGAAATTTTTCTACGACTGCTTTACTATTAGCGTGATTTACAGGTTTTCAATGAGGTAACGGTGGTTGGTTTTATCAAGTATTTTATCATCAATTCTAAATATATCGAATTCTTTATGCGCAATAAAGAAAAGTATGATTTTGTCCACCAGTGAAGCGTTTGACATGCCGAGGCCTATGGTATTAAGCATTTCCTGTGTCTGTTCGGAAGAAAGTTCCAGTGCCAGGCATAGTTTGATGGCTGTTGGTTTGCTGGGACGATGGTTTGTCTTCCGCATGGAACGAATCTTTGAAAAAACTTTACGGTCAACTTCCGCTTTTTTGTAAAGATCGGCTTCATTATCAATATTCTTAATTTTCATGTAGGCAATTAAGAAATCATAAAAATTGGGCTCATGGATTTTCAGCTGTTTGTCCAATTCATCATCAATTATGGACATAGAGCAGCTTGGTTTTTTGGATGTGGCTGGCAGATCATACTCGAAATGTGAAGACCTGGGTGGGGGGGAAGATTCGCAACACATTCTTGATTTTGGTTCTGGTTTTGATTGCAATTTTAATCGCAGCTTTGATCGCAGTTTTGGTTGCAATTTTGGTTGTGGTTTTTGTATTAATTTTGAAAGGGCAATAATGTTTGAAAAGGTAATAATGTCTTTTGTTGGCCTATAACGGGTTTCCTTAAAGCGGAAAGTATCAAATTCTCTGTCAAACTGCTCATCGGTAATCATAATATCAGCTCCTCATATAATTATTATAGCACACCAGCAAAAGGTAGAACAATGAACATAAACATGTCGCTTGGCAAGAGACCACAAAATTTTTCCCTGATGTTATAATGAAAAAAACAAAACACGAGGTGAGATTATGGCTATTGCGACTTTTAAGACTATTGAAAACCATATTTACGTGTTCTTTTCTTCCCGGCCTGATAATAAAACGATTGAGATGCTGAAAATGCGGTATGCCCGTTATATACCTGACGTACAAGGGAAAAAGGCATGGCGGCTTACAAAAAACAGCGATAATATGGCGTTTGTTAAGGCGTTAATGGTATCATTAAACCCTAAGCCAGCACCGCCACCTGATCCCATTGACTTATTAGACCATCATCCTGTTGCAATTAAAGATGTGCTGGTACGCGAAAACAGCTTCAGATGCTCCCAGCACCAAAAAACGGAATATGCAGGTGAAGTTCCAGTACTAACAAGAAACGGAACAATTGAAACATACTTGGTTCGTATATGGTATTGCGCTGATTGCAATTGCTATTTTATCCTTAACAAAACTTTTCAGGACCTGAGAAAAAATGGCGTAATTCTCTGTAAAGTAATGGATTATACTGCATATACATCAATTCAACATGGTCCAAAATGGTATACTTCGTCTTATTTTAGCAATTGGAACCAGGTTTCTCCATTGCGGTTATGTGGATATTGTGTAAATGAGATTGAGGGTCTGACCGACAAGCAGCGTCATCGTATACTGGAGGAAATAGTCGATAATGGCATTCTGCCAACGGATAGAGTGATGAGTTATTTAAATCTTTTTACTAAAAATCCACGGGCGGGACAGAATGCAATAGAAAAGTGGAATGCGGATTATAACCATATTTCAAAATATAAGCTGCATTCTGCAAAGCGGATAGTTATTCCAGGTTTCTTCAAGTTATAGAATCATGTGATTGAAAGGTGATATTGTTATTTGTAACCATGAAGCAGTCGGTGCTTTGTATATATCTTCCGATTTTGATCTTGAGGAGAACAGTTAATAGGATCGTGAAATGTAGTTTTTTATTGACTAACAAAATATCCTACAACCCTATTGATTTAGTAGGAAAAGCGTGATATAATTTCAATAGCATAACCGCAAATGATCTTTAAAAATGGTATTAAGGGTGTGCAACAATGCACCGAGTTGCACCTATCTGGGTGCATTTTCAAAATCGTGGTTTCTACCTATTAATATTCTATCAATACCGCATAGGCACTAAATAAAAGGTATGCGTAAATGATAGAATGATTTCCGCTTCTGTAAGAAGAGAAAAACGAAAACTGACGTTGGAAGCGATGTTAGCAACAGCTGTAAGATAACGGCAAAACCCTTTATCTTACATGT